CTTTGAGCGATTCTGTTTGCGTCTCTTTCCAATTGGAACATAAGACCTTTGAATCTCTCAACAGACCATCTACCGTTTGAGTCAGTATCTAAATCAAAGACACCAGCAGTAGTTGTGTTAGTAGCAGCACCCTTTTCAGAGTTTATGTAAACAGCTCTTACAACTTCTCTGTTGATTTCCGCAAGGATCTCAGCAGATAGAATGTTTGCAAGTTCTGTTTCAGCGTCTAGACCGTGGATTGCTTTTAAATCTTGAGCAAGTTCCATAGTGTATTCAGCCTTTAGAGCTCTACTTCTAGCAGTAACGGTTGTTTTCTCTATTGAGAAAGCCATTTCTGCAAAAGCATTTCCAGCAGCGTCGCCTAATGCTTCAGCGGCAGCTGTAGTCATACCTTGACCTCTAGTATAAGCACCTGCAGGACTATCGTTAAGAACTGAAGGATTTGTTCCTCTGTGTTCTGTAACGCCGTCACCAGCAGCTGAAGTACCAGCAGCATTTCTAGATGAGTAATCAGTATCAGCTTCATCAAACATGGCTTCGTTGCCAGTTGCTGAAGTGTATCTTGATCTCATTGCGAAAATAAGTCCAGTTGGACCAGTCATCGGTTGTACACCAGCGATATCGTAAGCGATAAGGTTAGGCATAGCTCTTCTTACTAATGAAATTAAAATTGGATCCCAATTTGAAGTTCCACCAGTGTTATTCGTAGGAGCAGCTTCGCTTAAGAATGCTGAATCCTCTTTCATTGCACGTTCTTGGTTTTCCAAGACAGTAGCAGTAACGGCTCGTTTGTAAGAGTCACTGATTTTTGGTAAATCAGGATGCTCTAAAACGGGCTGCCATTTTTTTTCGTATTGTTCTGATAAATACATGTTTCTTTATCTCCCTATTATTTTTATTTGTTAGACAATTTAATGTCTTTTGTTTGACTTATAGCGGCACTATAAGCAGCCATCGCATTGCTAAGATCCTCGTTAGAGTTTCCTTCGCCAGCCGCTACTTCATCTATACCGTCACCAGTAACAGTCTTAGGTTTGAAATAAGATTCTTTTATGATACTTACTTTTGCTCTAAAATCGGTTTCTGTTGAATAATCTACTTCTTCAGCAAGTTTGTTAAACTTTTCTTTTGCAGTTTCAGTTAAGTCTTTTGAAGCTTCATCTAAAATTTCAGCTTGTTTAAACTTGTTACCTAATTTGCTTAGTTCAACATTCTTCTCAATTGATTCGTTAAGTTTCTTTTCTAACGTTTCAATTTTTGAAGCTTGATCTTCAAGTACATTATATTTTTCATCTGGAACATTTATGTAATGGTCTTCAAATAATTTTTTAAGACCACTGATAAAGTCCTCAGCGATTTCGCCTTTGATTCCTCTTTCTAAAGCAAGTTCGTTTTCTTTCATCCATTCTTCTACCACGTATGATAGATAAGAATCAACTTTTTCAACTAACTCAGCTTTTGCTGTAGAGGTTTCTTCTTCGAATCTTTTGTTAAAATCTGCTTCAATTTCTTCTGAAATTTCTTTTACTTTAGATTTAATTGCAGTTTCAAAAATTGTTGCAGCTTTTGTTTTGAACTCTTCCGATAAATCAGATTGTCCAGCGATTAAAGCTTCAACATGTTCTTTTACGTCTATGTCTTTTGCTTTAACTTCTTCGTCCTTCTCGTCTTCTTTTTTCGCTTCAACTTCTTCTTTTTTAGTATCAGCTTCCTTGTCGTCTTTTTTGTCAAGGTATTTTTTCAGACCAGCTGGCATTTCGCCTTCTTTAACTGTTTCTTTATCGTCAGCGTCCGTAGTTTCTTTAGCACCTTCTTTTTTAAGTGTTGGCATTGCGTCAGCAGAACCTTGACTTTTTTGAGCAGGTTGTCCAGAAACTTGTTTAACTGTTTTTGAAGCATCCGGGTTACTGTCTGTAGGTTTAACTACAGCCGCACCTAAATCCTCAGCACTATTTGATAAGTGATTCGGTTCAGCTGCAACAGCATTTTTTTTCGGAAGATCAGCAGACGGATTGGCAGTATTTTCTGCTACGTCTTTCTGGTCTTTTGTTACTTCAATGTTTTTTAAGTTTTCGGCCATTGAGATATCTCCTTCGTATTAATTTATTTTCTTTAACTAGTTATAAATTCTTGTGTATATTTATAAGACTAGAGTTTTTTAAGAAAGTCCTTAAAGACTGTCGCTTTAGCTTCCGCCAATGCAACGCTTTTCGCTCTTTCAATACTCATTTTCCAGGCATTTAAGTCCCTTTCAATGAGAACGCCATTGTCCCATACCCACTCTTTACTCTCCATTATGCCTTCAACGAAAGCATCCGGAGCTGATGGATCTGCAACAATATCAGCAGCAGTAGCTAAATAAAAATCTCTACCTACATAATTTACACCGCCTCTTGTTTGTAATGAACCCATACCTCTAGACGATACTCCTAATTGAGCACCCTCATCAATAAGACCTTTTACAATCTTACCATATGGTGTATTCATTATTTTTGCTTCACCAATAAAATTAGAACCATCTGGATAGAGTTTAGTAATCATATGCGATACTCTCTCTAGGTTTACTGTTGGACTGTCTGGATGTCCAAGTTCACCAAATGCTCTTTTCTTATTGATAAATTCTGCGTTATATCTTCTTACTTCGTTGTCAAGTATGCCTTTTTCATAGACACGTCCATTTTTATTTTTAATCTCTGCTTGTAAGAAAACACCTCTAATTTTATAGTCTTTCTTGCCATTGGTTTCTTCAACCAACATTTCTGACTGTGTAATTTCTTCGGATATTAGTTTCATATATTCCCTCTTTTAATACTTATCTATATTTATAAGATTTTTTATCTAAACTCTAACAAAATCGTATAATTATCACCAGCTGCAAAGTTCTTTGTAGACAGTAATATATCGCCTGTTGGTGTCGTTGCATTGTTAGATATAGAGTTTCCAGAGGTTCTTAAATCCCAGTGACCATTTCCAGAAATTATTGCTAATGTTGAATTAGTTGCACCTGACCACATTAATTCTACTGCTGATCTATTATTTGAAGTACTAATTGAGTACCATACTTTAGCTAACTTTCTCTCACCATCTTCCGTCATAAATGTAAGTGCTGAAGCGTCAACCTTATTGACTAAAGTTTCTCCAGTACCGTCTGAAAAATTTGTAAGTTTAACTACATATTTTATACCAGTTGTATCTGATATAGTTTGTTTTGTAACTGTATCTGCCATATTTTATATCCTATTGTGCGTCATAGTAAGTTTTTGATAACTCACCACGTTCCACTGTAGTTCCTTTTTTTCTAGTTTTTATGTAAGTTTGTACTGTATCACTAGTTCCTGGTTTAGTGTATGTTCTTATTCCGCTAGCAACTGTTGAATTAGCACCGGCGGCTGAATCACTATAAGTTGCACTTACTGTGGCAGCATTATCATACTCCCATATATTGTTTGAATTTGTAACATCTACCCACGCCATATTACTCTCCTAGTTTTTCCATTATTTCGTCTGTGAAATAATCTTCTAATTGTTCTTTTTGTATACTATGTTTTGTAACAACACTATCAACTGCATTTTCAAATTTTACTACTAAATTCTCTGTAGTAATATCATTATCTTCATCAATAATTTTATATACTTCTTTAATAGCAGTTTGCATAACAGGAGTTAACTCTCTATAAGCATTGCTATCAAATAGTTTATTGTTTTCTACAATATCACTAACCTTTTTCATATTGTGATTAAGCACCCACATTATCTAATGATACCTCTGGTGCGTCTGCTGGTGCCTCGGTAGCAACTGGTTCAGCAACTTCTGGTGCAGTCGCAGCCGCTAACTCTGGTCCTGATTCTCCAGGTGTTCCATCTGCGTTAGTTATTGTTCCGTCTTGATTGAATTGTCCTGGTGTCGCAATATCTGGTTTAGGACTACTAAATGCTTGGGCATTAAACATATTGCCAGCAACATCTTGTCTCTTATTATCTAATGCGTCACCTACTTTAACTCTTAAAGCGTCTTTAAATGAATCACCTGCTTCAGCATTTTTGCCTGCTGATAATTTATCTATAAAGTTTTTTATTTCACTACTCATATTTTTTCTCCATTAATTAAGGTCATCTTCACCATCAATAGTTTGTTGATTAGGTGATGATATTATTCCTGTGTCTATTTCTTTTTTAATTTGATTGTCTATTTTTTCTATATCTGCTTCAGTTTGTTTTAATATATGCTTTCTAACATACTCAACTGAAAAGTATTTTCCAACATAGTCTCTTACATCATTAGCTAAACTTATTCTGTCTTTCAACATTTCAGCATGCTTAAGTTCCGCAAAGTGACCATCTTGTAAAAAGTCATAGAAAATATTATCTCTGATAATTGGCCATTCTTCTTCAGCAATTACCCCTTTTAAAACAAGTTGTGTTTTTAAAATATCATTAAACAGTTCAATAAATTTCTTTCTTAATCTTTGAACAAATTTAGTAAATTTTAATTCGTCTCTTGTAATTTCTGTTGATCTTCCTAAATTAAAACCTTGAGAAGCTTCTAATCTACTTGAAGGAACATTTAATGATCTATAAAGTTTTGCTCTAAAGTATTCAATATCTGTTATTTCTCCTAGATTTTGACCACCTGGAAGTGTAGTAATATCTGTTCCTCTACCACCTTCTCTACTCGGTAACCAAAAGTCCTCTAACATAGACATATAGTTTCTATCATCTCTGATTTCTCCTGTGCCTGCGTCATAAACAAGTTTATTTCGGTATCTTGCCATAACATCTCTCAAATATTGTTCTGCTTTTAGTTTAGGTAAGTTACCAACATCAATTTTGAATATTCTTCTTTCAGGTGCTCTTGCTATTCTGTAAATAACAGCAGCGTCTTCAATCATTCTTAATTGATTAACTGGTTTAATTGCTTTATGTAAGTATGATAATACTATGTTTTTATTCTGATCTATTAATCCTGATGGACAAAACGCAATTGTATCAGGTGCAATTTTAATACCTTGTAAACTAGCACCACCTACGCCTCTTTCATTGTATATAAAGTATTCCATCATTTCGTCTACCATATTTGTAGCCGATGGAGCAACTCCGTCAGGTCTTCTTTTTCTTACCTCTCTAATCTTTTTGATTTTACGAGGGTCAATATATTTAAGTTCAGTAATACCTTTTCTATCAGTTGTAGTATCTATTATCTTTTGAAAATAAATTCTACCATCAACATACCATCTTCTAAAAAGATCGTGTCCTCTTGTGTTGAATTGTAATAGTCTTAATATTTCTGCAAATTCTTCCTCTATTTTTCTTCTTACATCACGACCATAAGGAACAGATTCAGTTATCATTTTAACTGATTGTTTGTTCTCGTTTGATACAATTGCCTCATTGACAATATCTTCAATTGCCATGTCGCATTCAGGATGTAATGAAATTTCTCTATATCTTCTTATAAGATCCGATTCGGTTTTTGCACTACCTTCCATGTCAAGGTGTGACGCAAAATGCCCTCCAGCAGCAACTACTTGTGTGCCGTCCTCTGCTTGTGGGGTACTAAAATTCTGTTTCGGGTCCGACTTAGGTTTAGATTTTGTAATATTAAATCCAAAAAACTCTGCCATAATTTAATCTCCTTATTTCTACTACTACTTATAATAGTTTTAAAAGGGCGGTTTTAAGGCCGCCCTCTAAATCTATATTACGTTGTAGTATTTGTTTCAAAGTATTGGTACTCAAATGTAACACCAAAAGTTTCTATTTCTGTTGTTTCACTGTAAGATAAGTCAATACCAGTAATCTCTGTAGGAAATAATCCTCTCAAAGTATACGATTTAACGTTGTTACCGTTTCTGTCAAGATGATCAACAAAAGCGTCTACTTGGTAATCAACTGGATTAGTTAATCCCTCGTTATCAGTCATATTATTAATACCATTCTGCCATCTTTCAAAAGCATTTCTGATTTTGAAGTTTGTATCGTTTAGTACTGTAATTGACCAACTCGCTATTGTTCTATCGCCTGCAATTTTAATTGCTCTACCTCTAAAAGGAACGTTGATATTTGATATCGTCATTCCAGGAATAGATGTAGCTGTACATAGAAACGCTAAGTCTTCTATTTCTCCACCAACTTGTGCGTAACCAGGGAAAGGCATTGTAACCTTAAACTGATTGGCTCTTGCGCCACCGCCTGCAAGTTTAGCTTTGAAGTCATTAATGTTTGCCATTTTTTATTTCTCCTCTGCTAATTAACCGCCTGCGACTTCTTCAAAAGAAACGCCGGTTCGTGTTGCGATGAATTGTAATGTAATAAAGTTGATACTTCTTGCTGGTTTGATAAATATCTCAGCAATAAACTCATTTCTATCAATTACTTCACCTGTGTTATTTGATTCGTCACATACTACTAAAAAGTCTGTGATACCACGTCTACCTTGTACTTCTCTTAAAAAAGGTTCAACTATGTTTCTAAAGTTTGCTCTTGTAAATTCATCATTGAACTCAAAAAGTTGAAATTTAGAAGCAGTAGCAATCGCTTTTTCTAATACAATAAACAATCTTCTTACGTTTATTCTATCAAAAGCACTTGGAGCTGATAATCCTGTTTTGTCACCAAAAAGAATTGTGCCTTGACCTGGGAATGTTACCACAGGATTAACACGAGCTTTGTATAACTCATCTCTTTGAGATTTTTTAGGATTGTATGCTAATTTAACTGCGCCTCTTATAACACCTCTGTTATATCCAGCCGGTGAAAACCAACTGTCTGCAATTAAATCAGTTCTAGCCGCTAGACCTGCAATGTCTCCATTTAATGGAACATATCTATATACGTCATTATATCTGTCGTACATATATTTGTAACCACTGTCTATCATCACGTATGATGATGATCTAATACCATTGCAAAATGATAAAACATTTTGTGTTGGCGTAATAGAAGAAGCAACACCAGCTACATCTGTTCTCTGAGGAGATACGAATGCGATAGCGTCTTTTCTTTTTTCTGCTAATGATATTAAGTCGTCTACGTGTGTAGCGTCACATTTACCACCCATGATTAGGCCAACATCTACTGTTTCAGAATCTTCAAACATTTCGTATGCTGTTTTTTTCTGTCCTGTAGTTGCCGTTGTACCGTCAGCACCTGCTTGTAATGAATCAGTTTTAATAGAATCAACTGCTGTAAACGTTATGCCTGCAGCCGCTGAACCATGATTTGTTCCTGAAGCGTGGTGATCTGTCCAATAAATGTAATTTGATTTATTGTAAATTACATCTGCATAGTAATTAGTATCACCTTGTGGAGTTTTAGCGTCTGAAGCTTTTGAAACTTTATCAAATACTTCTAACACTTCGCCACGAGTTCCTGTAATAAGACCATCTTCGTCTAT